TTAACTCTGGGCATGAACGCCTGAGAGAACTCTACTACCGTCTACGTGAGGCCGCTAAGAAGTTCGACTGCGCTATACTAGGACTATCGCAAGCATCGGCTGAAGCTGAAGGCAAGACCCGTATTACCATGTCGATGATGGAAGGTAGTAAGCTTGGTAAGGCCGCTGAGAGTGATGTCATGCTTGGCATAGGCCGAATGAATGATCCTGATAATCCTGATGACCCTAGCAGATGGATCACAGTGATGAAGAATAAGATCAGTGGCTGGCACGGTACAGTACTTTGCAACCTGAACTCACAGACCTCACGCTATGAAGTGTGATGATCTGCCGCCGCACCTTGCGCTGCTTCTGGAAGAAGTTGGTGTAATTAACCCCAAGCCTGAGCCGCAGCCGGTAGTGCGTGACCTCTCATTTAAACGTCCAGAGTTGGACGAGAATGGAGAGCCGCCGTGGTAAAATGGTTAGTATTGGATTTAGAGACAACGGTCCAAAGAGTGGATGGCCGTATAGATAACAGCCCAAAAAACCCCGACAATCGGTGTGTGTCTGCTCACTATGGTTGGCTTGGGCTGGAGACTGTGGATGAGGTTAATACAGACCTGTGGCATCACAATGAGCTACAGTCGCCTGATGGGATAGACCGCTTAAAGCAGCACCTCGCTGAAGCTGACGGTATGATATGCCACAACGTGAAGTTCGATGCTGAGTGGCTGCTAGAGATGGGCTTTGAGTTACCGCCTATCGTCAGAGACACAATGATAACAGAGTACTTGTTAGCCAAGGGCCAGCGTAGGCTGCTCAGTCTGAAGGAGAGCGCCCTACGGCGTAAAACTGAGAGCTTAAAGAAGTCTGACTTAGTCGATGAGCTATTCAAAGGCGGCACATGCTTCTCTGAGATGCCTCTGGATGTAGTAGTCGAGTACGCAGAGGCTGACGTTAAGGCCTGTGGTGAGTTGTATATCGCGCAGCAAGACATTTTAGCCCGTGAACATAATCAATCGCTCAAGAAGGTAATACCCTTTATGAATGAAATGCTCCTGTTCCTCTGCGAGATAGAGATGAACGGAGTCAAGATCGATAGAGATGCTCTGGCAGAGGTTGAGGCGCAGTTTGCCGCAGAGAAGGCTACTCTAGAGATAGACCTCAAGCGTATTGTTGAACAGGTGATGGGTGACACGCCTATCAATCTAAATTCTGGTGATGATATGACCAGAGTGATCTACTCGCGGGAAGTCATCGACAAGGCCATACACAAGCAGACGTTTAACATCGGAACCAACGAAGCCGGTAAGTCACTCAGGCCACCTTTCGAGTTCATCAAGTATCCTAATAAGTTTGTAGACGCAGTACGGACCACCACAAGAGTTGTGATGAAGCAGTCTGCCTCACAATGTCCTGACTGTGGCGGCTCAGGTACTATCCAGAAGTACAAGGTCAAGACGAAAACTAAGTTAGGTAAGAAGTATCGTGTGCAGGGTGAGCCGTATAAGAATATGTCACGGTGTGCTGTATGTAATGGCGTAGGAGCGATATACACCTCGACAGGCGTAGTTGCTGGCCTGAAGATGGCCCCTAGTACAGCCTACGATGCCAGTATCGGCGGGTTTAAGTCTGACAAGGTTACTATACAGCGTCTGATTGAACAGGCAGAGCGTAAGAATAATGCTACAGCCGTAGAGTTCCTGACTAAGCTTTCTCGCCTGAGTGCTGTGTCTGTTTATTTAGATAGCTTTGTGGCCGGTATTAAGAGAGGTACTCGCGCAAGCGGCTTTCTCCACGCCAACTTCAATCAGTGCATTGCCTCTACGGGTAGACTGTCGAGCGGCGGCGGTATGTCGTTGAACTTACAGAACCAGCCTAAGAGAGGTTTTCCTGTTCGTAAGTGCTTTGTCAGTCGGTTCCCAAACGGTCTCTTGATCGAGTCGGACTACTCCGCGCTTGAATTTAGAACGGCGTGTGAGTTGTCGAGAGACAGTCAAGGCTTGGCAGACGTACTAGAGGGCAAGGACATACACAGACAGACTGCGAGTATCTGCCTTCAGAAGCCGCCTAACGAAGTCAGCAAGGATGAGAGGCAGGGTCACAAGTGGGCCAGCTTCCAGCCACTATTCGGTGGCACTGGGGCAGGTCAGCCTGAGCATATCAAGGCCTACTTTAGTCGCTTCTACGAGATTTATGAGGGTATATACGGCTGGCATCAGTCGCTAATGAATGGCACTTTAAAAAATGGCACAGTTACCACACCTAGTGGCCGTCAGTATTTCTGGCCGAATGTAACTAGGACTAAGGCAGACCGGGTATCGAATGCCACTCAGATACTTAATTATCCAGTGCAAGGCTTCAGCGCAGACTTAGTTCAATTAGCCTGTATAAGAGCGTTTAGACTGTTTAAGGAGAGAAAACTGCAATCAAAACTGATACTTACGGTACACGACAGTTTGGTGTGCGATACACATCCTGATGAAGTGGGTCAGGTCAGAGAAATACTCACAGAGGCCATGACTAAGGTCAGCGAAGAGTCAAAAGAGCGGTTTGGCTACTCCCTTGTAGTGCCTCTCGACATAGAAATAAGTCGCGGTAAAAACTGGCTAGATCAAGAAGAATATGTTTGATTACCGCGCTTAACTAATGTATAATGTAAGTTCACTTTTAAGGAAATAAGTATGACTGACTTAGTATTACAAGATAACAGCTTAACGATTGAAGAAATTAGCGCACAATTAGGTGCTTCCTCTACATCATCAGGGCCGTCAATCCCTGCGGTAGGAATGAATTATGATGGCGAAATGGGTCCAATGGGCGCATTCTATTTGAAGACCGGCCAAGACCAAGTCTACGCCACGGAGAACGTAAGGTTTAGGGCATTCAGTAATCACATACAGTTCCAGCACTGGGGTGACGATGGTCTAGTAAACAAATCCTTACTGATAAAAAATCAACGCGAGGAAGCCCGTGATCAATTGGGCGGTATCATGTGCGGTATGCCTACTTATGAGCAGTCTATTCAAATGTCTCCTCAAGAACGTGAGAAGTATAAGGACATTGATCGATACCGTATTGTTAGAGGTATAATTAACTATACAGGCACAACCTCGGATGGCCGCGAGGTTACTATCGAAAACCAGCCTTGTATAATGTCTCTTAAACGTAAGAATTACGGACCTTTCTACCATGATGTTTTGAAGAAGCTTCCCCAAGGAATGAACCTTTGGGATTTTGAAAGCATTTTGTCTAAAGATACTCAAACAAACTCATACGGAAAAAAGTACTACGTCATGCACTTTGCTCCACAGTTTGGTAGTCCAATCCCAATGGACCAACTGACTTACGACAGCTTGGCTCATGTAAGTGGCCTCATTGCCTCTGAGAATAAGCGGATTGAAGAGTCTTATAAAGAAGCCAGTATGCAAGCCATCGATGAGGCTGAAGCTGCCCGAATTATGGATGAGGTTAATCCCTTAGAAGCGGATTACCGTGTATAATGGGCATAGTCGAAGGCATGTCAAACGAGGTGTATCACTCACAGAGTGGTATATCCTCAACAGCCGTTAAGACGGTCTATAAGAAGTCTCTTGCCCATTGGAAGGGCGAGAAACGCAAACAGACATCTGCTTTCTCTATGGGGTCTGCCGTTCATGCTCTACTGCTAGAAGAAGATCGTGATTTAGTTATTAAGGGTCCAAAGACTAGGGCGTCTAAAGGATTTAAAGAGCTAGAGGAGAACGCTGAAGATGATCAGGTGGTGCTTACTGAAGTAGAGTATCACGTAGCACACCGCATGGCACAGGAGACCCTGAAGAATGAGACCTGCCTAACTGCTCTACGGCATCAAAACCGTAAGAATGAGGTCTCTATATTCGCTGAGTGTGAGCGTACCGGCTTGATGCTTAAAACAAGGCCAGACCTCTACATTCCTACAGAGGGTACGGTTTATGATGTTAAGACTACGCAAGATGCCAGCCCTATAGGGTTTGCACAGGAGTGCTGGAAGTACAGTTACGATATACAGGCAGCATTCTATTTGTATGTGTGTAATTTAGCTGGAATCTTAGTAGAACGCTTTCATTTTCTTGCAGTGGAAAAGTCGGCTCCATACGCCAGCCACATGCACGTAGTTAGTCCAGAGCTACTAGCGAATGCCACGGAGCGTATGCATAGGACACTGGCTGTCATTAAGGACGCTAGTGATAAGGAAGATTTTGGTACTGGGTGGGGCGAGTATACAGTCCTAGACCTCCCGAAGTGGCTATAACCCCACAGAGTGCCAAAGCGAAGGGCCGAAGACATCAGCAATGGGTCAGAGATAAAATTCTCGCTCTCTTTCCCAAAACACTCCTCCCAGATGATGTCCGAAGTACTTCTATGGGCGCTGGCGGTGAAGACATACAATTAAGTACAGCCGCCAGACGCCTGTTCCCATATAGCGTAGAGTGCAAGGCATTTAAATCATTCGCAGTCTACAAGGTGATGGACCAAGCGGCAGACAACTGTCCAAAGGGTGCGGAGCCAATCGCCATTATTAAAGCTGATCGCCAAAAACCTTTGGCTGTCATGGATGCAGACCACTTCTTTAAATTGATTGGGAAAAATAGTGCCAAAAGTAAATCTTCCAGAAAATAGTATACACGTAATGATTACTCTTAACCCTGACGATGGCAGCATGACCCTGTCCAGCCAAGGAAACATCCCCGAAGACTTAGACCCTAACTACGTTAAAGCCATGATGGATATATCCAATGGCCTCTGCATGATTTTGGAGAACGGTGTCGAGTATCTAGCCACAACCGGCTCCATTCTAACTGCCTTAGAAGAAGAGATGAGTGAAGAGGTGGTCTTTGAGCCTGATGATGAGCTTCTGGATGCAGTGTCTGACGCCAAGATTATAGATTTTAGCAAGAAGGTGCATTGATATGAACGCTCGCAGTAAAAAAATGACCTACGAAGATCATCTTCGGGATTATCCAATTGATGAAGATCCTATGCCCATCATGGATGTGGTTCATAAGCCTCCGCACTACAATACTGCTGGTATAGAGTGCATCGACGCAATGGCGGCTATGGTAGACGGCGCTGGGGTTGCGCCTCACGCCGCCTACTGTTGGCAGAATGCTTTTAAGTATATGTGGAGATGGCCTTACAAGTCTAAGCCTCTGGAAGACCTCAAGAAAGCCCGCTGGTATCTAAACCGGCTGATTGAGGAGCTTGAAGAATGATCACTCAGGAAGATATCGACGCTGTGGCTGAACTAGCAGAGCCACTACCACAGGCTGGCCTACACGATATGCCAGATGATTGGGATAAACACAGACATCTCTCGCCTCTGGAAATGGTCTCTGACTTCGCATCCCGAATGGAGCAGCCACTGGGCGAGAAGTGGAAGTTCAGCAAGAAGCTGGAAGATTTTCGCTGGGATATGATTCAGGAAGAATACGGGGAAGCTTTTGATGAAAGCTGCAACGGCAATAATCCCGAAAACATGCTCAAGGAATTAGCTGACCTTGTCTACGTGATCTACGGATACGCAGCCACATACGGCTGGAATTTAGACAAGGCAGTTCGCCGTGTACACCGCTCCAATATGAGCAAGCTGGGCTTAGACGGCAAGCCCCTGAAAGGACCAGACGGCAAAGTGCAGAAGGGTCCGAATTATAAAAAACCAACACTAACGGATCTTGTGGAGACCAATAATGAGTAACCTATTACCAACCGACTACCAGACCTTTATCGCAACCAGCCGCTATGCTAGGTGGCTTGAAGAAGAAGGCCGCAGAGAGACATGGGCAGAGACAGTATCTCGCTATATGGATAACATCGTAGAGCCTTTAATAAACAGTCAGGACAGTGAGTCTAACTTTATTATAGCTAACGAAATAGAACAGGCCATCCTTAGCTTAGAAGTGATGCCTAGTATGCGGTCAATGATGACTGCAGGGAAGGCGGCTGCGCGAGATAATACGTGTATGTATAATTGTAGCTATCTAGCCGTAGATGACCCGAAGGCCTTCGATGAGGCTATGTTTATTTTGCTCTGTGGTACTGGAGTAGGTTTTTCTGTCGAGAGACAGTATATCAATAATCTCCCTGAAGTTCCTACGCTCTTCGACAGTGATACTATCGTCATGGTCAGGGATAGTAAGGAAGGATGGGCCAAGGCTTTCCGACAAGTTCTTGCTCTCCTGTGGGCTGGTGAAATTCCTAAGTGGAATGTGGAAAAAGTTAGACCGGCTGGTGCGCGACTAAAGACATTTGGGGGCAGGGCGTCTGGCCCAGCGCCGTTGGTTGATCTGTTTAACTTTGCGGTTAAAACCTTTAAAGCTGCACAAGGCCGAAAGATGTCTTCAATCGAATGCCATGACCTCATGTGCAAAGTAGGTGAAGTAGTAGTCGTTGGCGGTGTACGCCGCTCTGCAATGATTTCTCTGAGTAACCTGTCTGATGATCATATGCGACATGCTAAGAGTGGTAAGTGGTGGGATGAGCCGCAAAACAATATTTACAGATTTGGTTATCGTGCTTTAGCAAACAACTCTGTGGCATACTCTGAGAAGCCTGACAGCATAGCATTTATGCGGGAGTGGACTGCCTTGGTAGAGAGCGGGTCGGGTGAGAGAGGCATCTTCAACCGGCAAGCAAGTAAGACGCAAGCTGCTAAAAATGGTAGACGGGATAGTACATATGATTTTGGCACTAATCCTTGTAGCGAGATTATCCTTAGACCATCTCAATTTTGCAACCTCAGTGAAGTAGTTGTACGGGCAACCGACACGATAGAGGACTTGGAGCGTAAGGTTCGTATAGCTACGATTTTGGGAACCATACAGGCCACCTACACTAAGTTCCCGTACCTTCGGAAAGTCTGGGAGAAGAATACAGCCGAAGAGCGTCTACTTGGCGTCAGCCTGACAGGTATTATGGATAATCCTATTATGACTACGGCTAACAGTGGATTGGCTAAGACCTTAGAGCATCTAAAGCAGGTTGCGGTGGATGCTAACAAGGAGTGGGCAGATAGGCTTGGCATAGAGCAGTCGGCTGCTATTACGTGCGTGAAACCATCGGGTACAGTTTCTCAGTTGGTAGATAGTGCTAGTGGAATACATGCACGACACTCTCCATATTACATCCGTACTGTACGTGGTGATAACAAAGACCCGCTAACGAGATTTATGATAGACCAAGGCATTCCCAATGAGCCAGAGTCTCAGAAACCTGATCAAACAACTGTATTCAGCTTTCCAATGAAGTCTCCCGCTGGAGCGGTATGTACCGCTGATGTGACGGCGCTTGAGCAGCTTAAAATGTGGCTGATGTACCAGAGGCACTGGTGCGAACATAAGCCAAGCGTGACTATCAATGTGAAGGCAGATGAGTGGTTTGAAGTAGGCGCATTTGTGTATGAGAATTTTGATGAGATGTCTGGCGTATCGTTCTTGCCATTTAATGAGCATGTATATGTCCAAGCTGTTTATCAGGATTGTGAGGCTTTAGATTATCAAAGTCTTTTGGAAAAAATGCCTGAACGAATTGACTGGTCCAAATTTCAAGACTACGAAAAAGAGGACAACACAGTGTCCATGCAGACGATGGCTTGTACTGGAGACAGTTGCGAACTTGTTGATATTTCAGCATAAATCCCAATAAAAAAGCCCTCAGATCGCTTGACCTGAGAGCGCATTTACACTAAAATGTGTCTTGAATAGGGTTGAGATTGGTCCATCCTGTTCGTTGGTTGAGACCCCTGCTTTGGTTGGCGGGGGTCTCTTTTATTAGAAATTCTACGGATGCCGATCATTTTGTTGACGGTAACAAAATGATCGATCTTGCAAATTATTCTATACCCAGATCCATCATCTGTTCGTCTATGCTGATAGTGGGGTCTGTTTCTATTCAGGGAAGTTTTTCCTAGTCTCAAAGTTAGGCATCACACCTAAAGCAGCTTCGGTCATGTCCTCACCAGCCGCTATAGCTAAACTATTGAGTACTGGGTTACTATAATCTTGCTGGCCGTCTTCTTCTTCTCTGATACGGATTTGGTATCTACCGTCCAGCCGTGCTACCCGAAGAGCCGCTAATGAAGCATCTCTGATAGCATCCCTAGATTGCCGCTTCCTAGTTATATCTACAAGATTAGCAAATTCTTTAGGGCTGGTAATAATGGTAGCCAAAACCTGTTTGTGTATTTCTTTTTCGAGGGCAATAATTTCCTCTACTCTAGCGGATGATAATCTACGCAGCATTGCAGCGGTTGGGTTCATATAACCGGCTAGTACCAGAATACTTGTTGAGACAGCATCTCTAGTTTCTTCACCTATTCTAGTAAGTATCTCTGTATTAGAACCTACAGGAACATCCCTGAGTAGGGTTGGACCAGCATTGGCATATAAGACGTTAAGAGCGTTGAATACACCTACTCTAACTGACTCTGTGGCTGCGTCAGAGGCTCCCTCTGGAAAGATGATGTCTAAGCTCTTCATTAAGCCTTTGGCAGAATCGGCGGTAAGCTTAACAATCTGGCTTGGCTGTATATTACGAAGCGGTGTGCCGTCAGGTTTAAAGCCGGTTATGCTTGATCCAAATACTTTCGAGCCGACTGTATCTAAAGCAACTGACTGTAAGGCTTGTTGAGCAAGAAGCCGTTGGCTAGTGGGTAGCTTATCTATCTCAGCCATTAGTTCTATAGTGCCATTGCTATCGGGCTTAGTAATAATATCCGACAGGGCTGCTCTAGTATCAGTTCTAGCAGCCTTACCTACACCACCCGATCTGCGAGTTACTTTAGATAGAAGATCATTTAGAACAGAGCTTTCTGCGGCCTTCAGAGCTTGCTTGGCTTGAGTAATGCTCTCTTCAGCACCTAACAAGTCATCTCCTAAATCACGCCGCCTCTGGCCTATGTCTACAACCATCTGCGCTAATCTGTCTGCGCTCTGGTCATTACCGGCTGCGCGTAATTGTTTGATGGCAGGAGCAATTTGCTGATTGAGGTCTATCTCACTCATGCCTTTTGTAGCCAGTACAGATAGCTTCTCCATCATCCTAGCCATGATGAGATCACCCATAAGAGGGGTGGTCGGCCCTACGTTACCCATAGATTCATCAATGGCTTCGTATAGCTGAGTAAAGCCTGACCCGTCAGCTTCATCCATAGCCGTATTGACGTAGGATTCCATTGCACGGTTGGAGTCTACCACGCCTTGATCCCTAGAGGTTACTTGAGATGGATCTAGATTACGCTTAGAGCGTTGATCTGACAGTACAGACGTAAGAGCCTTAATCCGGTCATCATTACGCCACCGATTATCAAAGTCTTTGTATTTCTGGTCAGCTATTTCTGCAAGTTCTCTGGTCTCTCCCTGAGCGTAGCCTAATTGACCCAGATTACCATCATCTTGCACTTTTGAAGAAATGTGCTTTTTAATTTGACTGAATTTCTGAGCTAATTTTGGATTAGTTGCAGAGTAAGTGTCATACATACCGCTAAGAGTGGGCCGTAAGTTATAAACGTCTTGAAAGCCTATGGTACTACCAATTCTCTCAAGAAACTCTGCCTTCTTTTCAGGTCTGATAAATATCTCACCACTGGTCTGCATAGTGAAAACACCATCAGGACCATATAAAAAAGTACGGGTATCCTCAGTAACCATCTTCTTATTAGTAAGTGCGGTGTAGATTTTACCCAAGGCATCTCTGGCTTGATTTCCGCTGGAGTCAAAGACGTTTACGTTTTGAACTGCGTCCAGAACTTGATCAACTAAAGCTTCCGCAGCCGCAGGTCCAATAGGCGTATTGGGAATTGCTCTAAAGGCAGCTTCTACTCCATCTTTCTGAGCTTCAAAGACAGGGTATGCAGTACTTTGGGTCCAATCAGACAGTGCCTTACGGTCATCACCGGTAAGCTGCATCTGAGTAAAGTCATCCATCAGAAGATCGATGGATGGGTCATCTGCTACTACATTATCGATGTTTGTTTTAATAGCATCTCTAGCAGCTTCAGCCTCATTAATGTCAGCGCCCAGAGCAGTCTTTTCTACTTCAATTTGCCGTGACAGATTACCTACAGTAGCGTCTGCGGCTTCATCTATATCACCGGCAACGCGGGAGTTAGCAAATTCAGAGAAGAAGTCTCCCATTTGATTGAGGACGGCATTATCTGTGCCAGCCACATCTGGATTACTTCTATTACTACGCATGATAGAAATCATACGCTGATACATATCCCCAGAAGCCTGTTGGATCATTTCTTCAAATTCGTCGGCTCCCATAGTATCTTGGAGATGCTGACGGGTTTCGCGCATATAGGCTTCGGACCCTGTCATCAGAGCCTGAGCGGTAGGTACTGGTATGTCTTTCTGAAAATCAGCAATCTTCAGGGTGACTACGGCATTACTGTTTAGTACCTTAGAAAGTACTTTTAAATTCCTTCCTACCTCAAGAGCATTCTTACCCTTGATCATAGTTGGATCTAGAAACTCAGCTACCTTTAGGATTATGCCGTCTTGTACGGCGGCACTCATCCCATCCATGTCTCTGATAGTTGCCCCTGTAGCGTATTTACCTTTGCGAGTAATAAAATTAAACAAGGGGGTCGCTACTGTAAGCAAGCCATCCATAGCACCGTTAAGAAGCAGACCGTCTGTTAATACAGCTAAATCATTTGCAGTTTCGTCTGTTATATCTGCACCAGCACTCTCTGCTATACTTTTAATACGATCCGCAGATACAACTAAACCAGAATCTCCTTCACTTACGGCCAGTGTTTCTAAAATAGAGCCAGATATTGTATTGGCGGTAACTGTACCAACGCCACCTAATTTTGCACCTCTATTAAGAGTTGCCCCAGCCTTAGCTAAACGTAAAGCTCCTTGAGCAGGTTTAGCCACAATACCCATAGGAAGAGCAAGCGTCCATAAGTCAGACATAAATTGTTCGCCGCCACTAAGCTGCATACTAGGGGTGTTTGCTGCAAAGCCTCGTTCTTCTTCTGCAACAGAGGGGTCGTATTCGCTGGTATCTGTGGTAAACTCTTTATTATAAATACCAACAGCGTCCTTAGCTAGACTTTTACTGCCTTCCTTAAAAATCCTAGACCAGAAATTACTGTCATAGGTTGGTATTAGGTAATCAGTGGCAACCAATTTAGAAGGATCGTCGGGATCAGGTTCATAAGCAGTATAAACTCTATCACCGTTATCTTGTAGAACGCCGGTCTGGTTATATAGCTCCTGAGATTGCTTTTCCCATTGCTTTTTTGCCGCTGGAAGGTCTTGGATTGCTAACTGAGACTCGCTTAGTTCGTTATAGCCCGTCCAGAGGTTTGCTACGTCCTGAAACGCGGCAGTAGCTCTTGTAATAGGGCCAACTCTAGGTGGTTTACCGTATAGGTCTTGCTTAGATAGGCTATCTGCTTCTGCAACGGCACTCTCTCGTACATTATTACGGGTATCTTCTGAAAACCTGTCGGACTCTGATCGCCAATCTTCCGCATTGCCTCCAAGGAAGGTCTCTTTCTCTTCGGGAAATGCCAGAAAGTAATCATCCATAGAAGAACTTTGAGGCGTTTCTGGAGCAGTAGGAACGGTTCCGTTGAGGGCATTCTGAATATCTTCTGGAGAGTATCCTAAAGCCTCTGCTTCTTCTGGAAACTGTTCATAATATTTTGCCTGAGCTTCAGTCAGTTCCATGCGTTACTACTCCTGTGTCTCGTAGTAGGGTTTTAAGAGGCTTTGAAGCTGATTTAATTGATCCTCTGTATAATTTTGCCCGTATATTTCTTTTGCGCGGTTTTTATAAAAAATTTCAAAAAGTTCACCTTGAACTTCAGTCGGTTGAGCAAGGATGTAATCATATCTTCTCTTATCAATATTAATAAGGGTTGAATTATTTACATAAGGATTCAAACCCATACCGCTATTTTCAGTCTCATCTGTTGGCTGGTCAGCCGGTGCTGGCGGGGTGCTAGAAAGCCACTGCATTACTTCAGGAGTATTGTTATTCAGATGATCGTTGATACCAACTTGAAGCTGAGTTGCTTCAAATGCCTGTTTATAAACGGGGTTCATCATAGCAATGTTATGCTCACTACTATTATTTAATATCTGATCATAATCTTTTACCGCCTGAGTAATCATATTCTGGGTCTGAGTTTTTAGGTTGGCAGTATATGTTGGGTAATCAGTGCCTACATTATTGATAGTAAGCGCATTCTTATAATCGAAGTTAGAAAGAGCCTGACCTGAACTATCCAGAGCCAATTTAGCAAAGGAGAATGCGTGTCGAATATTAAGAGCATTCCACTGCGCCCATGCCGAAGCATTTTGTGCTAAAATAGATTTACTTTCTTCGTCTTCGGGTTGAAGATTTTGTAATTTTTGAGCCGCTTGTTTGGTAAATTCTTCAGCAAATTCGCTATCCGATAGACCTTCGCCGCCTAAAGCATTAGCCAGAGCCTCTAGTTCTTCGCCTACTTTCTTGACTAGGGATGAACCCTTACCACCAATGAATGTCAGTATGTCTGGGTTGTTCTTAGCAAAAGTATCCAGTTGCAGAGCAGTCTGCGCCAGAGTGGTTGTATCGGTCTTCAAGTCTGATAACGGCGCATTAAAGTCTGCGGTATTTCTATTAGCCATATTCTGTGCGGCAGTAACTTCATCGCTGCGAGGGCCAAGCTCTACAATATCACTAGGACCATACGTCTTACCGTGTACTGCATCATAGAACTTACCGTTCTCCATTACGGCCAAATACAATTCAATAGGCTCTGCATTTGGTGTGTCAGGATTTGGCTTCAGAAATACCGTCTGCATTTTATCTGTAAGCTTTAAGTCATTAGAGGTGTCGCCTTCGGCAGCATCATAAGTAGCCTGTACTTGATCCAGTAACGATTTACGCTGGGCTAGAGCCAGTTTCTTTCGTAATTGATCTTCGGTTAAACTTGAATCGTCAGGACCAAAAGACGCTAATTCTGAGGCCACATTAGCCGTGAAGTCTGCAATGTTAGTCTTAGTTATAGTCTCCGTCATAAACTTCTGAGAAGAAGGATCTGCCAAAAGTTTATCGACTTCCGCTCGTAGAGATGGATCAGCATTTGCTAATTTCTTTAACTCATCTGTAGATTTATATGAGCCATCGTCATTCTTTAATGGGTCATCGTCAGGATTTTGATTAAACCGTGGCTCCTTCTTTATGGTTTCTAGAGCAGTAAGCAGGGCAGTCTTTTGCGTACCGGCGGGCATTGCATTGATCTGACTTTCCTTAGCACTTAAATCTGCTTTATTTTTTATACCCTTAAAGAACTCAGATACATCGGCAGGTACGTCTGTATATGGAGATACTTCAATACCGCTTTTCTCTATTTCTACAGGTTCAAGGGAAGCATCATTTTCACCTTCAGGGCCAAGGATAGCATCCATCTGCTTTTCCATACCACCCTGTATAGAACCACCCAATTCTTTTAAATCACCAACAGTGTCAAAAACTCTACGTTTAGTCTCAGTATCGCCTGTGACATCAGCATTCTTAAAAGCACGGTATGTACTTTTATCGGCAACATCCAGATCTACATCACTACGCCGTAGCAGCGGCCCCTGTAATTCACGGCTCTCAGTTTTCTTAGTGAATTTAAGCTGACCGCTATCCAACATACTCTTAGTCAGAGTAGTTACATTGCCTACATCCCCGTCCATTAAACGGAGTTGCTGCTCAAAAAAGTTTATAGCGTCAGTGTTGTTGGCATCCCCTGAGAAGTTTAAGTTCAACGCCTTAGCATTACGCTGTATTTTTTTCTCTTTTAAATCAGCGGCATCTTGGGCAGCTTTTAAACGGCGCTCTTCGGCACGGGCTTCTCTGCGCTTGTCTATTTCTTCTTGGCGCTGGACCTCTGCACCCTTACGAATGCCATATGCAACTTCATCAGCAAAAGCCGCAAAGGGATTGCTCTTCTTTTTGTATGAACCAGAGCTTATACCAGCCCTTACTTTAGCAGCCTCGCTCTTAAAGCTCATCTTCAGGCTCCTCTTCATCTACGCCGCCTAGCATGGCAGTTTGTTCTTCTTCAGGTGCTACACCTCCAGCTTCAGGCATAGCCATAAGACCTTCTGAGGGAGCTTCTGGTGCAGGTTCTTCGGGCATAACCTGTTCATCCTCATCATCTTCATCAATGATACCCAGAGAGGCCTTGAGAAGCGTAGGTGTAATGACTACACGGTCCTTGTCTTCTACCCCCATCTCATATTTTACACCGGCATTCTTAGCCGATATTTCGATGTAGCGGGCTACTGGACCTGCAATGAGAATAGCTAGGTCAATGCCTATCTTACCCTTGCTGACTGCTTGTAGTAGTAATGTGGTGACGATGGTTGTAATGTGGGCGTCTATACCCAGCATAGCAAAGATCAGTTCTTTCTCTTCAGGCTCATCAATCTTATCAATTAAATAAGAGACCGCCTCATCATAGTCCACCGTATCTGGTGGCCTGTGCCACGCATAATTACGGGTGTCTGACATATAATTACCGCCCGGAATTGGAGCATTAAGCCTCATCTTCTAATTCCTCTTCTTTAGCCATTTTGCTATCAGTGGGTTCGTCTAGAAGCTCCTCTTCCATCTGATCAAAGAAGTCAGGAGTATACAGAAGCCCGTCCTCAACTAATTCTGAGGTCTTCATTGGCATTGTACCTTTGACAAATACTTTAATTGATTTTTTGACTGCTTCATCAAACGTCATTTTTTATCACCTTATTTTCCAAACGGTAGTATATCGGTTAGCCATTTAGACCCGCTGGATGAGCCGAAATATGCTCCAGCAATAGAGCCGCCTATTTTTAGCAATCCATCTAAGAAGCCGCCGCCAGACTGTTGACCCGACTGAGCTTGCATCTGTGCCATAAGCAGCCGAAGCTCTCGCTCTAAGTCATTGTCTGTAGTCTTCCAAATGTAGTCGAGGATGTTATCTGCGCTATCCCAGAGATTGTTTTGAGCCTCTGTAGTTAAGTCTAATGCTGCCTTAACGTCTGCCGTGTGAGCATCCACCATAGTCTGGTTATTAGTGGTCTCTACGGTCTGTCTCCACTTGGCATTTGATAAATCAATCTGATATTGCATTTCAGATAAAAACTGTTGCCGGTCATTCTTCATGTCAGCGTTAAACTGAGCGGCATCGTTTATTTCGCCAGCATTAAACTTCTTTAGAGCATTCATTTCAGAAGTGTTGTGACGTTGAATATTAACTACCATTTCGGTGTAGAATTTATTCATGTCGTTGGTAGCTTCAGCATTAAACCTGCGAGCTACATTCTCTTCTTTAGTATTCTCCAGCATCGCCTGAACAAGAGCTTGCTTGTTAATCATCTCAGCTTGCTGCTCGTTGGTTAAGTTAGCTAAATCCATCTCCATAAAGGCTTTAGCATTTTGTATCGCTGCCTGAGACCGTACATCTAAATTAGCCATCTCCAGTTTGGACAGGATATTAGCTTTGTTAATGATAGCCTCTTGCTTATTGTCCAAATTCTTTGTGGTAAGCGTCTGGAAGAAAGTGGCTTCTTTTTCAGCTACCCCTAAAGTAGCTTCCATGATTGCATTAGACATAGCCGCTGTAGCAGCGGTTCCAGAGATACCACTGAAGCCAATGGATTTCATTACCTCTCTATGTTGAGCTTGCGCCCACGGCGGTATAATTGGCTCACCGTTTGGACCCTTGAACTCCGCAGAAATAGTCTTCATCTGCCATAGAATAGAGGTCTTGGCGTCTACAAACTCTTTACCTTCTTTACGAAGCTTATCAGCTAAAAGTTTACCAGCTACCGTAGTTGTATCAATTACCTTCGACAGGTCCACGTTAGCCCAGTCATTAACAGATATACCAAGCTCATTCTTTGTACCGTCTGCATTTACGCCAGTAGCTGCGCCAGTCATATCAATAGCATATTTATCGGCATCGACTAAAGCATCGTCGCTTACTGTACCCGTTGCTGCGTCCATCATCTCGTTATCAGTGAGAGTGGTAGTGGCAGCATCATAGTTAGAAGCACCCGGATTATCTGCTATGCTGGGGTCTACTGTGGCAGCATCTCCGGTAGTAGTAGCCGTATATCCATCATTGTCTCCAAGCCCATAATTAGGATTGTTAGGGTCTAAATTAGTACCTTCAGAATCTGGATCTATCTTAGGCATAATGTCGGCAAGTACTAAGCCTCTATCTTCTAGAAACTTATTTGGGTCTGCAATAATAGCCTTCATATCTTCTTCGTTGGCTACAACGCCCGCCGCTACCGCCATGTCTTTTATAGCTTCGGCAGTAAGTCTCCCCTCAGAAACTTCCCCACTTTCGTTGGCATTATCTTCCGCATATTGAGCAATTTGTGCAGCGCCCTCGCTATCTCCACTGGCTTGAGCTTGCTGTTGATTAAACTGATATCCGGTCATTGTACCATTAGGGTCCAACTCACCGGAGTCATTCACCTTCATAGATAATTTATCAACCGGTACACCATCTTCATTTACCTTTACCTCGTACTGCATTCCAAGGAAATTATATGAATACTGCATACCCCCTTCACTGACGTAAACGCGCCTTCCATCGTATACTCCAGCCTTAAATCCATCTACTTCTCTATCTTTATCCGCTTCAGCATCTAACCCGTTTGCCCAACTAGCTAATCCACCAAATACTTTAGGCAGTGCCGTCATAGGATTTATAACTGCGCCAATAGCGTCCTTAACTCCTAGAGTAGCTTTCTCACCTTGTATTTTATTTATGGGGTCTTTATCTGGGTTGGTGTCTGTATAGGTAAGACTATCCCCTGAGTTAGAACTGTTAGAGTCATTTAACCCGTCATTTGCATGGCTATTACCGGTCACTGCATTGGATATGGATGCAATACCCGTTACGTTATTATTGGGATTATTATCGTTGTCATAAGTATCCCCGCTCATTCCGGGTCCACCGCCATCGAACATATCGCCAATGCTATCGTAGTTGCCAAAAATGCCCATCAGATATTACCCTTTTCTTTTTCACACGCACGAATGCGGTCACGAAGCTTTGCGTAGTCGGCTATAGCCGTCTGAATGTTGCCGTCTGTGCCTTCTAAGGCGTCTAACTCATCGGCTAATTCATTGTTAAATTCTGGCGTATAGGTCTGAATAGGTGGACAATAAACTTCCAGCTTGGTTCTATAGACCGTTTCCGCGCAGCCGCTCAGTGAGACTGCGGCTATCAGTAATGCTATCTGCTTCATGCTCTGCCATTGCTTTATAAAAATCAGTCGCTTTTTCTTGCGCCTGTAGATCGTCCTTAAGGACTTTATTCTTTTCGTTAGCTGCCCCACGTACTCGCCCCATCACGTAAATAATGGGAAGAGCCAGTGCGAGAGCGCCTATAATGTAGGTCTTGATCTTACCGAAGATGAACACTAATGAACGCCTTCTTTATTATCCTTCCAGCGAGCGTATGCAGCTAAGGCAATGCCTCCAATTGCACACAATAGAAAGATTGTTTTTAGGCTGTCTGCGTAAGCAACCAACCCCTGTAATTGACCAGCAACTTCATTTAAGCCAGTGGCTGCACCGGCTATACCAGCGCCTACCATAGTCTTAGACTTAGTAAGCTTCTTAGGAGCTTCTGCGGTAGGCTTCTGTACCATCTGCGGGCCACCCTCATCAGATGGCAATTGAGCATCACGGCTAAAGATAGCTGCTTCCGCTGCACGGCGTCGAGTAAGTCCACGTAGTGGTGTTAGCTTGCCATCTACCCGTGCCTTGTTCCAACGATTAAGCTGCTCAGGTACATCATCGTACATTCCTAAGTTCAGACGCTTTAGGGCTGTCGATGACTTAAAGTTACCGCCGCCGACATTGAATACAAACGACACTAGGGCATCATACTGACCTTGGCTTAGAGGTACGTTGACTAGACGTTTAACTATCTTACCGTGTTCTTCTAAGTCATCTTTAAGATGTTGCTCTGCCTCTGCTATAGTGCAAGTCATTCCAGAGCGAATACCCTTAGTTTTCCCAAATCCCAGTGTCCAAACACCGGCTGGACAGCGATATGCGTGTACCATTCCATCGTCTTTTACTTTGTGCAGACCTTCAAACTTTTTAACAAGTTCTACGCAGTCTTGAGATACTGTTGTTGGATGCATTAATTAAATTCCTTAATTTTACGCATTAGGGTTTGGTGCGAACTGTGATTGAATCATTGAAAGGTCAGATTTATTGTCTCTGCCTAGCGCCGTATTCGTATTGCCTGTCGTAGCAAACGGCGAAGCAAATCCTGTGCTAGGAACAGCCGCAGACATAGCAGGGGATAAGTTACCCATAGAGGCATTACCGCCTTGCATATTCTGTATGTTGCTCAGATCGTTTAGGGATTTGTTGATGTTTATTACTTTATTACCAATCTGCTTACCTGTTACGTCAAAAGAACGAAGCAGTAGATTTCCTTGATTATCCATAGCACGGGAAATTGTATTACCCTGCTCATCAATGCTGTTTTTAATTAATTGCCCGTTATCGGAGAAAGCTGAACCAAGCTGGTTAAAGTCTTGGCGCATGTTCATATCTAGGTCAGTCTGAGCCGCAGCAATCTTAGCTAGATCACGGGCTTGTGCTACCTGACCACCATCTAACTTATCGAAGCCACCTGCCATAGCTTGTTGAACGTCAGTGACAGCGTTGTTGGTGGTAGTTTGGTTTTGTCCGACTTGCTGAGTTAAATCAGCCTGACCCGACATAAGGCCATCACCTACACCCTGTATCTGACCTGTTAGATCCCGCTGATAATTCTCAGCCTGTGTCAGCATTTCGTTGACGTTCATATTAACCTGATCAACTTGGTTGCCTGACTGATCGAAACGGGTTGCAATGATATTGCCCTGATCATCCATCTGGCGGCTAATAGTGTCACCGTTTTCCGTAATCGAATTTTGAATTAGCTGACCGTTTTCATCAAAACTAGAAGACAGGGCTTGGTATTGTTGCTGAGTATTTGCATCAATATTAGCGCCCGTAGTAGTCATAATGTCGCCAAGGTTACCAAGTCGGGTTGTGAGGTTTTCTTGTTGTGCTAGGGCATCAGTACCAGCCTGACTAAATCCACCTTCAACAGCCGTACCAAGGTTTTGAAACTCAGCACCAACTCCCGTGGCAACATCACCTAGCTGAGTACCTAAGTTAGCTTGCCCTGTAGCAGTAGCCTGTGCATAAGCGCCCATGTCTTCACGAAGACGATCTGTCTGATTAGCCTGTGCAGTAGCCAGATCTGCCCGTGACTGTTGGGC